AATAACTTAGGAGTACAATATTGATTAACATCTACATTATCAAAGAATCCATATAATTGAGTATTCGGCTTCATGCGCTTAGCCGTAAATTCAATGTTCCTAGAACGCATGAATTGAATAATATTCCTACTTACAATCCTATCTCCTAAAGACTCTGTATCAATCTGTTCTCTAATAGTAGATTGAACACCAGTTCTACTTTGATTTAAATCAGTATTAAGACTTACACTTCCATTAATACCTACATCTGTAGTGGAAGAAATTTCATTAGAATTAAGTTGATCAGTAGTTTCTATTGTAGCACCATCAATATCTACAACGTTAGTGCCTATATCAGTAATAGTTTGAGTATTACTCATGGAAGTATTAACATCCACACCCAAAGTCATATCCAAATCATGACTAATACTATTAGTCTGCCAAGAATTCCAAATAATTGGAGTTAATCCAGCTCTAGATCCATCAGCATTAGTTGTAATCTCAGCTCTTAATGCTTCAGCAACACCCAAGAATGAGCCTTCCATCTGCACATCTCTGATCTCCATTCTATTAACATCAATCCATACATCAACTGTAGGATTAAGGAACAAAGTTCCATCATAATTTGTTACCATATAAGGAGTTACATTTTCAACCCTTGTTGCATAAGGTTGTTCTAACCATAACTCTTCATCATAATCCAAAGTAATAACTTGACCGGTTCTCTTAATATTAGTTCCAGTGATATTACTTAAGAAATTAAAATCAGCATTAGTATTGGTTGTAGTTCCAAGTCCAGCAATTGCATCTGAACCTAATTCTAAATTAAGGGATGTTGTATAATGAGAAGGTCTTAGGCGACCATTTTGAAGATCAACACTGTTTTTAACACCAATACTAACATCTTGAACTCCTACTGCTGAGAAATTATCAACAAGATATCCCGATTTAAATCTATTTTGTCCTTGAGAATCTGCAATAAAGAGATTAGCAGTATTATTCTCTAACAGAGAAAGAGTAGTATAATATTCAAGATTTTTAATTCTATTTGCAAGCCTGTGGATATCACTCATTTGATATCTCTTATGCTCTACAAATGTTACTTGTGTATCCCTAACATCATAAAGATATGGTGGAAGTGCAACATTAGCAATGTTTATTGCATCACTTACTTCTTCAGGAAGTTTTGGATTATCTGATGGAGCTCCTGGTTTTAATTGGAAAAGTCCATCCTTAGTTAAATAAATCCTATCAAGTCTTGGTAGATAGTAACTAAACGATAAAGTTTCAGATTCATCAGATGCAAAAACAAATTTTGAACTATGGGTTCCATCTGCAAAAGATCTGCCTGCAAATTCAAAAGGAGATCGAGCATCTTCTGCTACTGTGTAATCAGTAACTCTTGGTCTAACATCAATAACATCTGTATTTCTAATATTTGAAACAGATTGAATTTCTGTCTTATAATTAAATCCAGAATAGGAGTTGACGTTTGTAATATCTCCCGTATCAGAAGATTCGTAATATCCTTTAGTAAATACAACTTTTAATTTTCTAGTAGGTGCAGGTATACCCTCTTTTCTTTGTATGTAACTATACCCATAATAGGTATTAGTTTGTCCATTAGAAAACTGGAAATTGGGTGTTACAAGAGTACTTCCTTGTTTTAAAGTAGAAGCAATTCCGTTAACTCCCGATTCTAGGAAATTAACAACTTCTCCTTCTAAGAAAACATTACTATTCAAATAGGTGAAGGATATTTTACTACTATTCTCTTGAACAGAATACATTCCCCTTGCACCACTTATTTCACCAACAAATTCTTCTCCTATAATTAAATCATCTGTTTTACCAGTAGGTCCATCTAAAGATGAAATAGCCAAATTTGGAAGAACAGGATCAGATGTATCCGATGATTCATATATTCCATGAATTTTAACTACATCAGGAACATTCAAGCAAATCTTATTATCTTGAACTCTAGTTCCATATGGATAACTTCCATAAGTTAATCCATCGTTTGTAGTAGTAGATCCTGTACCAGCACCAGAATTTTTGGACTTATCAATTACTAAAATATTAATAGCTGATCTTTTCTTAGATTTTGAAGTTACTTGACTCTTTCTTAAAGTCGCAATTAATCGTGCTTCACCACTACTATCATCATCACCTAACCCATTAATTTGAAGACTTGTGCTACCATTAGTAAAATCAAATTGATCAGAAGCAAGTTTTTCTGTACTTCCATCTCCTCTAGTCAATACATATCTTTCTTCATCAAATGGTAAAAAGACTTCTTTAGAACCCGCTTCAACAGCAAGAACATTTGATGAATTATTACTAATAGTTACATCAAATTCCTTTCTAATAATAATAGAAGAACCTTCTAAATCTATAGATTCAACATTTCTCTTTGGAAGAGGAGCAAAAAGTCTATTATTATTTTCTGTTTTCTTTAATTCTGTATGTAAAACAGAGAAATCAGTTACTGAGATAGCATTATAATCAAACCCACCCTCAGCAATTCCAGCAACCGTAGTTACTCCACTTAACTTTAAACTATTAGTATTAACAATATCAACCTTAGCATAAGATGGAATAGTCTGCCCATCCCGTGTATAACGAACAAGATCACCACTTGTTACAATTCCTGGGAAAGTAGTGGTAGGACTTGTAAAGGTTGCAATAAATCCTTTTCCTTCGGTAATTCCTGTTATACTTCCTACACCTATATTAGTAGCAACATCTTGAATAGTATCGGCAGAGAATGTTGATCCAGCTCCAGCATTATCATGATTGACAAGAGAATATACAGATTGTACATCTCCAAGACCATAATTAGTCCATCCAATACTTACTCTTCTTTCATCAGTATTATCAAAAATTAATTTTTCACCATTAGAGAAATTTCCTTGAATTTGATAAACCGTCAGAGCAGTTCCAGCACTTACAGAATGCCTAAGGAATCCTGTTGCTCCACTTGAATCTCCTGTAATATGAGTTGGAACATTAAGAGTAACGGATTCATTTAATTGTAAATCACCATAAGTTTGAACATCATATACAGCAAGATCCCATCTATTTAAATTATAATTCTCTAATTCATAACCTCCAGATTCTAATGCATAATCATATACTCTACCAATTCCAATTTCTTTACCTGCAGGAACCCAAGAACTTATACCAACTCTCTCACTTCTAAGGCTAATAGTTGATGATGTATTAACACCAATCTTAGGAGATCCAGAAGCTCTATTTAATCTTAAATTAGATCCAAAACTAAAATTAACTGCTTGATCATTAAGGGTATTGGTTGTACGTGGTTTGGGAGCATCTAAAAAGACAGGACCAACAGTCTCAATCTCAAATCCTTTTACATATGCCTTTCCTGGAGCAATCTTATAGATCATCAAATCTTCAGATGGCTTTTGTCCAGAATCAGTTAATTGATTAGATTTAAATATTCCATTATTTCCCTTTCCATCATTTAAACTTTCTTTAACAATAGCATCAAATGCTTTAACGTAATAATTTCCTGATTCATCATAAGTTCTTCTTGCAAATTCATTTGCCAGTAAATTATATTCAGTATTTTTGTTTATCTTCCTTAATACACCATTTCTTACATTTGCCAATTCAACAAAACTTGGAATATCAAAAGTATCTAAAGGATGTTTGGCTAATGTAGCGGTAATTTTTAACCTATCAGACCCAGGTGCAGCATAATTATTAAATCCATTGGCATTATCATTCAGATATGGATCCATATCTGCGTTAATAAGCTCTTCAATAACATTTAATCCAATTCTATAACTTGGCTCATTGGTATATTGGTCAAGAATAAGAATTTCATCATCAACATCAACTAAATATCCTCTTAAAAAATAAACTCCTCTTCCAAGAGCAAATGCAGATCCAGTATTACAAGCTAATGTAGATATTGTTCTTGCAAATCCCTCACCAGCACTAATAAAAGTATTTCCAAATGTAATATTAGAATCTGTAATTAAATTTTCACCATTATTAAAATCTCTTCCAGAATTATTTGTACCTGATTCGTAGTAATCAACATAAAGAGTAATATTTCCTCTATCAGATTCCGTTGCAGTAATTACTTTCTTAATAATAGCAACTACACCAGATACTTCTCCTCTAATCTTTATACCAACTAAATTATCAAGATACGTAGATACAGGAATTCCAAGAAAATCACTTTCAACCTGTACACCATGGAAATTTTTAATATAAGTTAAATTACCAGGAATTACCTTAGCACCTTCCTTAAAGAAGTGATTGCCCATCTGCTCAACTTGATTTTGCAGCATAGACTGCAAAGTTGTAAGCTCTCTTGCTTGAACTGGATAACCAGGCTTAAATAATACCTTGTAATAATCGTTAGCTTTACCGCCTATTTCCGGTTCATGATAGTCATCAAAATAGGGAGCTACGTTGAGATTGGTTTCCTGAGACATAATTCCTTAGAATTGCAAAATAACTTTGATATCTTCTTTTTGGTTGGTTGATCTAGTAATCGACGGTCTGTTATCAACGTAGATAATGTTTCCGGAATATTTTTTCACCTCTGGTTGAGCCACACCTTTAATAAAAGATTGACCTAAGTTATAGGTCCTATTATTTATTACAGTGCTTATACCAGGATTAGCAGCACTACCAAAAGTAGTTTGAATTGCTAATGTTGCACTTCCACCAATAATATTAAAAGAACCTCCACTACCAGTGTCTGCAGTAAATCTTTGTAGAGTAAATCCATAAGTTGGATTAGTAACAGCTATTCCTGCTGTAGTAAATCCACAATGGAACTTATCTTGCCAATATTTTAATACACCAGTATTTTGATCATAAGCAATTACTCGACCAAAAGCGGTGGAACCAATACCAATAGTTTGAGTAATTTGATCATCTGGATTATAAGTAACTCCACTGTAACCTGCTCCAGCAAGTTTTAATGCATATACAGCACTTACTTTATCTGATTCTAGATTTGAAGTAGAATTATATGCTTGAGGACTTTCGATAACTCCCACTCTTGCAATCTGATTGCCAGTAACAAAATCAGGATTATCTGTATCATTTTCAATTCTAGAATAAAGAAGTACATTATAAGCTCCCAATTCTCTATAAATGTCTGCACCATGACCACCTTGAGGAGGAATGATGACATTAAATTCAGGAGCTGTAGTTCCTTCAATGCCTTTAGCAGCCAAATCTAAAGTACCAAAAGTATAATCAGATCCTCCATTGGATATAGTTACACTTTCTATTTTAGCATCATTATTAGTAGTTACTGTGGCTTCTCCACCAGATCCATCACCTTTAATAGGAATTCTTGTATAAACTTTATTAGCAGTTCCTACTCCAACTCCTCTATTAGTAATAGTTACAATCTTAATTTGACCACTAGTAGCAGCATTCTTTCTAACAGAAGCATCTGTAGTATTTGTTGCCCAAGCCTTAGGGACAGGCATATAATCAGTTGAGTCAAATTTAACAATATCACTTGGGCTAATAGTATAAAGATATTTCCAAATATACCCATCACCACTAGTACCTGCTGCTCTAGGTTCTAAATCAGTAAAAGTAGGTTCGTCAAGGGAAGGTCTTCCACTAGGATTATCCGGATCAGTTCCATTTTGAAGACATTCATAAACCCTATAATCGCTATTTAAAACATAATAATTAGCATCATACAAACTGACAGCATCAGAAGGTTTAGAAACATTCGTAGCTTTTACATTATTACGATACATATCATAAGTAATGCCAGATGTCCAAGTTTCTTTTCTCACAACTTGTCTTACATCAGTGGCATTAATTTTTTTCAATGCAACCATCGTATCCCAGTAATTATTCTCCTGATTAAAATTATCAATAGGAGAAGGTGGGGTGGTATCCCAATCTGTATCATAATCAGTGGGATTTGGCAATCCAATAAAAGAATAATAGGAGTTAGCAGTAGAACCTACTCCAGACACAAAATTCTTGGCGTTTAATATACGAAGTTGATCAGTTATAATTGCAGCCATTGGACACTAGTTTTTTTACTTATTTAGCAAGGGTAATTAACTATAATTCTTCCACTTCAAAGGATATAGTCTGCGAACTATTCCTCCAGTAGAAATTCCAGTTACACCATCATTAGTATATGCATTATATGCATTAGGATTGGACCTTAAACCAAAGGCAACTCTACCCCAAGAGAAGTTTCCATAATAAGAACTATATCCAAGACCAGTTAATCCTTCAAGATTCGCTACGCTAACCGTAACATGAGCCACCGCTGTTAATCCAGCACCAGTCTTAGATTCTGCCGCTGTTACACCAATAGAAACGGCAGCAACTTGATATACATTATCTAGGAAAGTAGTTCCTATACCTACCGTTCCACTACCAGCATCAAGAGAGGTTACTCCATTTCCAACAGTAGAATTACTAATAGTAAAGTAAGATCCTGTTGTAATACCACTAACAGTAGTAACTCCAACAATATTAGAATCTCTTTGCTCTGAATCAGGTGGAATAAAGAAGTCAAATACTATTCCAGTCGATGCAACCCCAACAGAAGTTGATTTAATTCCACTAATAATTCCATAATCACCCGTGTAAGTTACACTAGTTGCTTTTCCTCTAACAGGTGTAGGATCTCCAATCAATACAACGGGAGGATTGGTAGAAGTGTACCCAGATCCTGGAGTAGAACCTATAGTTACAGCATTAACAACTCCACTACTTATAGTTGCTGTTGCATATGCTTGACAATCTCCAGGAGTAGTTCCAAGACCAACAGGAGATCCAATCGTTACCGTAGGTGCTGCAGTATATCCATATCCACCATCAGTAATACTAATAGATGTAATTGTTCCAGCTGTAGAAACATTTGCAGTTGCTGAAGCAGAGACTTTACTATCCTGAGAAATAATTTCTACAGTATATGTCTTAGTATCAGTATTATTTTCATTAATTGGATCAAAGAAAGGCTTAGCATTAGAAACCCAAGCTTGAGTTGATCCAACTCCAACATTCTGAAGTAAATATGCAGTCGGTAAGATATGTGGCTCATAAAGAGTTCTATCTTTACCAATCCGAATACCATCAATAATCTTATCTTTAGTTTGTTTACACCACTTTATAGGACGTAATAAAGTATCATCAGTCGTAATTCCTGGTCCTGCATAAGGATTAGTTTCTACAGAATCTGTTGTATTAATTCCAGTAACTACTCTTACATCCTGATGTAATCCATATCCCTGGTTAAATGGGTCGCGAGGTTCATTATATAAAGTAAGTTCATCACCAACTTTTACAGTTTCAAGAACATCTTTGAAAAGAACATCAATCTCACCTGTTCCCTTATAGAATAGAATTTTTGTTCTATCTCCAGATTTTAATGCTTCACTAAATTTAACCTGACTTCCTCCACTGAAATCATATGCTTCTCCTGGCTTCTGTAGAACATCATTAACAAAGATAAGAAGTGTTGCTTTAACATCAATATTAGATCCCTTAGCAGCTCTAATTGTGAGATACTCTCCATCATACTTAATTGGGAAAGTCTTATTAGCACCATCACACAAATCATCCCAATCATCTAGAACTTGAAGATCACCAAGAGTCCATCCAGCAAATGCATCATTGAAGGTCTCATCAATCGTAATTTGGAATTCCTTATATGGTAATGAAGGATCTGTAGGAATACCTGCACTTCCACCATGATGAACAGTTAATATTTCTCCCTGTCCAAATCCATATCCAGTCTGTTTAATTTCAAAATCAATTACACTAGATCCTTGACCTACTACAATATCAATTGTTGCATAAGTTCCAATTCCTTGCGTAGATTCAGAACTATAAATTAAAGGAATATTTGAATAAGAAAGTGGATCATCAAATTTAACTTTCAAATTCTTCTCAATTTTTCCACCTCTTGCATAGAAGTGAGTTCTAGTTGATACACCTGTATTAACTGTAAATGTCTTATTATTAATAACAGAAACAATAGGAGTTCCAGGGTAAGCAGGATCTTGAGTATCAGCATTTCCTAGTGTAGTACCAATACCAGATATTGCTCTAGGAGCAATAATTGCTGCCTGAACCTTTCCTCCACCTTGATAGAAAGTAGGAACAGTAGAAGTTCCAACATTTACTGTAAAGGTAGTTGTAGTTCCAACACTATCAATAGGAACACCTGCATAGGTAGGATCTCCTTTTCTAGGATAACTATGCTCTGTAGCATGAGCATCTCTAGCACATGTAAAGGTAAGAGATTCTGTAGCAATTCCAATACTTGTTCCTTGACTTATGCTATGTCCTGCACCAACAGTTAAAACTAGATCACCAGTTGATGGATCATATGTAGCAGCAGAAACATCATCATACTTCAGACTAGATACTCCAACATTCAGTGAAATTGTATTGGCAGCAGTAGCAGCAATAGAAATTGCGGTATCATAGTAAGTATCTGTTGATCTTGGATAAGTATGAATCGTCCTATAATCATCCAGAGCACATCTAAATGATAATCCATTATTCATTAACCTAATACTAGTTCCAGTAGTTAAACCATGACTTCCAATATTCAGAGTCATGATACCAGTTGAACCAGTATACTGAGCATCGTATACGTCGAAGAAGACGCTCTTAGAGGTGCCTACGTTAACAGTGATGGTTTCATCCGTTACTGCAGTAATAGCGGTGTTAACGCCGATTACAGGGTCCGTAGCGCGAGGGTAAGAATGTGTTGTAGAATCATCATCTAAGGCACATGTAAAGACGATTGAACTTGTACCAAATCCAACAGTATTGCTAGTGGTATAAGTATGTCCAGATCCCACTGTTAACACCATATCTCCAGTTAGAGGATTATAGGTAGCATTTGTTGGAGTAATAGATCCAATGCCAGTTACTGTAATACTTGTAACACCAACACTATCAAAGGTATGGAGATAATTACCACCACTAATAACACAACTTGTTACACCACTGACAAACTGATGTAGATAATCACCACCAGAACGTATTGCATTTACAGACGCTCTCTTAAAGGTATGAGCATACTGATCTCCAGGACCTGCA